AAGTTGATGCTGGCACGCGGTGAAGCGCCAAACTGAATGTACTGAGCCTCCTTTTCGAGTTTGTATTCTTTTGGCTTGCGTGTAGCGGTAACCAATTCAATAATATATTTCTCAAGTGACTCAGAGATTTTCACTTTGTAAGGGGGTTAAAACAAAAGGGTACAATAGAGAAGTATAAAAAGTGCGATTTCTGCACAAATACAAAGATTTTGATAATCGGTAGAAAAACGAAACGTTCTATTACGTTCCATTGTGGGTAAACTTTAATCTGAAAATGGCTGGCTTAAATCTGGACAAGGTAAACGGGGCATTGACTTTCATAGCGAAAGGAGAGCATGACTTAAAAAACATCGCGATAGCACTTGAAGAGGCTATTGCGGCAAATCGGAGAAGCGATGAACTATTGAGGGACACTGGACTACTTGATAAACATGACTTTTACCGCAATGAAATGGCTTATAGCCGCACAGAACGCATTTTTTCCAAAATCAGGCATGGCTCTCTTTCTGCTTTGAAAGCTTCTTCTCCAGTGCCTTGACTTGACTCTCCAATTCCTCAATTCGCGCCCTTAGATTCTCGTTAATTTCAGTCTTATCCTTCACGATCTCCTCCAGCATTGCAATCAATTGCTCCGGGGTTTTTTGAGCTTTTTTGAAATCGACCAATGGTTCATTTAGTCGATTAGGTGTGCTATTAGGTGTGGAATAAGGTGTGCTTTTAACCTGCTTTTTGCCCTCCTTTTGTTCATTGATTAGGTGCGCAGTCTCTAAATCGGTGTACATCATATCAAAGATTGGAATCCCAAAAAAATTGACAATTTGTGTCAACTCAATAAAATTGGGCTCAGCGTTACCCTTCTCCCAATTTCCTATAGTATTCCCCCCTTTGTTCACAATTTCGCCTATTTCGGCCTGATTTAGCTCTTTCAGAGTTCTAAGGTGGCGCAGGTTTTTACCGAAAAAGAGGCTCATAAAATTATTTATTCACAACTAAGTTGTGAATCCCAATTTTGTTGTGATATTTGAGTGTCTTATTTAACACGACAAAATAAAGGTACTAAAACGGATGAGAAAAACTAGCCAGACCAGACAGACACGGGACAATACGGCCGAGATAGTGGCGGGAATACATGGGGTAACTGCGGACTATGTAAGGAAGGTACGCAATGGAGACAGGGAGAACGAAGCCATCATGGCCACGCTGGTTGATTTCAATATCGGTAAGACAAATCTGATCAAGCACCTCGAACAATTGGTTCCACTCACTCAATCAACTACCCGCTATGGTCGTAAAAAAAACTAAGACGGGTAAGTTGAGCGTCCTCCTTCCTCTAGAAGTGAGGGCAACCCTTTGGTCTTCTATTGTGAACGTGTGTGAAGATCAGAGCGTGAAGCAGATGATCAACCCGATGCAAAGCTATGAAGAGGTAATGGCTAAACTCTATCTCTTTACTCTTTACGAAATCCTCACAACCAAAAGTTTTCACCTCCAAGCCGGTTGGGATACTCGAATTCTATTTAAGAAGTCGGAGTCACTAGCCATCATGTGGCTGATACGTCACTCCGATGACCTCTCTCTTCTAAATCTCAAATCTTCACTTCACAAAACTCTGATAGGATGAGAATCATTGACAACACGTTGTTTATTGAATGGCGCGAAGCTGTTGAGTGTGGGTTTTCGGAGAACACTTTAAAGAATGCCAAGCTGCGCAATTCTCCTTCATGGCATTTCATCAGCGACCCGAATGACAAGCGCAAGGTGCTGATTGGTTTTGAAAAATTGAAGGATGAATACAAAGAGAAAATAACGAATCGATTCGGCAACCCTTACGACTTCATGGCGCGACAGCCGATTCGCGATTTAGTAAAGTACGATCACCAGGCGGAGCAGTTCTATCTCGAATACAAATATGATGGCAACAAAAAACTAAGCACTGAACACATTCAGAAGTATGCCACCGCAGCAAGCTGGCTCAATATGTTTAAGGGAGTAATTGAGGACAAGAAATCGCTGAAGAAATTACTCAACCTAAATATCGAAAAGTTTTGGGAACACTCCATCGAATTAATCAAGACCGAAGCCGTTGACCTTCCTGTCAGCTATCGCAGACTCCTCGCCACCCTCAAAGAATACGAAACCAATAGTTACGCATCACTCATCGACTGGAGATTTGGCAACAAGCTTGCAGCGAAAGTGAAAGATGAATTGAGTGAGAGCACTCTTCTTGAAATGATCGCTCACCCCAATCAGTACGATGATGTTTTCATTGCGCTTCAGTATAACAAGTGGGCGAAGGAGAACAATTACAAAATCATTGACGTGGCCACGGTTGGCGTATGGCGCAGGAAGAAGGAGCATTTGATAATGATGCACCGAGAGGGCAACTCTGAACTAAATGAAAAGTTCTTGCCGCAGGTGAAAGGCTTCAGACCGTCCGCTCCTTTATATATGGTGGAGAGTGACGATAACCATTTGGATTTACTCTTCACAGACCCGGACGATCCATCGCCAAGCAAGGACTATCACAAGTACAAAGCCATTGTGGTGATTGATAGCTTCAATGATTATGTGCTCGGCTATGCTTATGCTGAAAAGTTGAGCATTGAATTGGTAAAAGCTGCTTACCTCAATGCGATGTATCACATCCGCAGCATTACCGGAGGATGGTACTTACCACACGAAACCAAAACGGACAATTGGGCAGCGAAAACACTTACACCATTTTATAAGAGCCTCGGAAAATACATTGACACACCTGTAGGCTCGAAACATCGCGGATACATTGAACCCTTCTTCGGTTCGCCACACTGGAAGCGATGTTTAAAAATTAGAGCGAACAATTACACAGGAAACAATATGACCGCGAAACATCGCGGAGTAAATACAGAAGCATTACAGCGCAACATCAAAAACAGGCCACTCATTGGCAATGAAGCGTTCACTCAAATAGAAAGTTTCTTTCATAACCTTCGCCATCTACCACAAACCACAGGTAGCGGTATCAGCAAACATGAGCAATGGTTAAACGCATTTAACGCAACCCCTGAGAACCAAAAAAGACTGATCAGCGATGAGCAATTCCTTTTCAAGTTTGGAATTGAACACAAGACTCGCGAGAACGGCATACGCATTACCAATCGTGGCATTGAACCACAGATCAATAATGTGCGCTACAGCTACGATCTGCAAACACCAAGCCTTCTTGAATATGTTGGCAAGGCAGTAAGTGTTTTCTATGATCCTTTCGATATGAGTAGAGTGCTGGTGACTGACCACGATAAAATAAGGTTGATGGGTTACGATGCGCGATTGAACTCACGTGCCTTGCAAGATGCACACCTCGACAGCCGCACTTATCTCAACGCATCACTCAACGAAAAGCGCGATGATGTGAATTACATCGCTGAAAAAGGCGAACGAAGAAAGCAAGTCATGGAATCGGCTGGCATCGATGCGGAAACATTACTTCAGGCCGGAGTGCTTGTAAAAGAATTGAGACAGGCGGCAGAGCAGAAGTTTCTTGTGCCAGTGGCCTTGAGTGGAGTTGAAAGCCAAAGAAATTACCTAGATGAGATTTAAAAAAAGACCCTGACCGCAGGAACGATCAGGGCAATAAATAAACAGGACAATTAAAATTCAAAACTATGAATGATTCACAGAAAAAAGAAATCCAGATGTTGCTCAAGACATTTATTGAGCAGTACTCAAGTCAAGCCAAAGCAGTGAACGCGCTCAAAAACGTGAGCGAGGCCACCGTGATCAACATTCGCAAAGGTGATTGGGAAAGCATCAGCGATGATATGTGGCGAAACGTGGGCAAGCAAGTTGGTTTCAATAATAAAGTGAAATGGCAATTCGTGCCAACACAAGCTGCCAGCCTTCAAATTGATTTACTCGATGATGCTCGGATTTACGGAAATGTTTATGCGATCACCGTGAATGCCGGAAGCGGGAAGACTTTTGTAGGAGAATACTTCGAGCAGAAGCGCAACAATGTTTATCTGATCAGCTGCTCGGAGTATATGAACCGAAAAACTTTTCTCCAGACCATCTTAGAAAAGATAGGCAAGTCAAGTGCCGGACTGAACGTGCCTGAAATGATGGAGCTCATCATAGAGACTTCATTAAAGAAAGAGAATCCGGTGCTGATTCTCGATGAGTTTGACAAAGTATCAGATTCTATCCTTTACTTCTTCATCACTCTATATAATAAGCTTGAAGGCAACATGGGTATTGTGATGATGGCAACGAGCCACCTTCAAAAGCGGATCAATAGTGGCCGCAGGAAAAACAAGAAGGGATACGCTGAAATCTTCTCACGCATTGGCCGCAAGTTCATCGAGCTACCTCCGGCAACCGAGAAAGAAGTATTTGAGATAGCCCGTGCCAATGGCATCAATGACCCCCAATATCTGCACTCTATATATAATGAGTGCGAAGGCGACTTACGGAGGGCGAAACGCTCAATCCATAAGTACTCCATGAAGGTGATGAAAAAAGCCGCTTAAAAAACGCTCAAAACCGCTCAGGATGAAAAACACAGCAACAGGACAACACAACGAGCGCAAAGGGAGGGCGCAAAGCCTACAGCGCGCGGTTATGGATTTAGTGAAATGGGATGAAATGGCCTACAATACTTTCCAGTATGAAAGCGGCCTAAGCTACCTGAAGTACTATCTCAAAGAGGATGATCACGCAATAAGCATTATCAGCGCAAGCTCAGACTTTTGGGCATGGTGGCGTAACCACTGGACTAACCGCGACCAGGCATTCATTGAATATGTAATCAACACGGCTTTTGATCGCGATAAAATGAGTGATGCCTACCGTGATACGCACGATGCGGAAACACTTGCTCAAGCAATCTATCCGAACGGAGTGATCCTCAATGAGAGCTATGCACAGATGATCACTGTATTGGTTGAACACGAAATGCACAAATCATGAGCACAAAAAATGATTACTGGCTTTTGGTAGTGGCTACCTTTTTCACCGGGGTAATGGTTGGAGCTGTGCTTGCACTTTTAATCATGAAGCTATGGTAGGAACAAATTATAGATGGGATTTTCCTGTAATAGAGAAATCGCCAACTAAACCGGAGCGAACGAGAATCTCATTAAAATATTTGGTCTGTTTTGAATTTGGCTGCTCTATCAATGAGCTTCTGACTCCGCGCGGAGCCTCGCATATCATTGATGCAAAAATGGTCTATGCATATCTCACAAGGAAGCATCTCAATGACACCCTTCAGCGAATAGCATTAGAACTCGAATTTAAAGAGCATACCAATGTGATCAATCTACTTCAAAGAATGCAGGATATCATTTTCACCAAAGACGAACGTGCCAAGCGTATGGAAAGAGTTGAGCAACTAATTTTTTAACCAATAAATAAATGTCTATGACAATCACAAAAACAGATCAGAAAGACCTTGCAAAAGGCGAAGAACTGATGAGCCAGTATGTGGCTATTCAGAAAAAATGGAGAGCTCTAACTGACTCCATCAAGGAGGAGCTTACCGGATACAAAGAAAAGATGGATGCTATTGAAGAGGAGCTGCTCGCGATTGGCGAAAGCAAGCGACATCTGTTTGTAGATGATAACCTGAAGTTCGAAGATGGTTATCTCCATCTATCGAGCAATTCATTTGTCAAGCTCGGAAAGAAATTTGACCTCACGACTTTTCATAATGCATATCCTGAAATGGTAGATGTGCAAAAGGCATTGAAGCTCGCGCCAATTAAAAAGGCTTTCCTCGATGCAGGTGAACGCAAACTCATTAAGGCTCTTTATGTGGAGATCGACTCTAAAGAGAGCATGAAGCTGATTGCGAAAACGGAATAAATCGCTAATGCCATAGCGGTGAATCAGGGAAGGGATTTAGGTTGAAAGTTAACCGGGACGACCCCTGATAGTCCCGATTAACACAGGGCTAAGCGACCCGAAACTCTTGAATAAACAGGGGGCTATTGCCCTTTTTAAAAGGAAGCAACACTAAAAAAACAGCAACATGACAACAGAATCGCAGAATTCAGACGAGAAAGCCCCCGAAGTGGTGGCAGCGGAAAACAAACCATCGATTCAAGAGCAAATCGATTTCATTGAAGATAACATCAATGCCTCCATCACTGATATTGAAACGATCAGCAAGAGCGATGATGAAGGTTCTTCGGAAGAGGACAAGAAAACTTTCATCGATCAGATGAAAGAGCACCAATCGATTCTCAAGGCGATCAGAGATAATTTGATTGCGGTTAAAATCTACAATCTAAACGCTGAGCGCGGAAACCTTGAGCCAATCACCGACAGAAACAAAATCGGCCTGATGCTGGCAAGCAATATCGATAGCCAGATCGTTTATCTAGATGCTTATTTAATGCAGTTGCGCAAAGATGCAATGCATGATCTGCAACCGTGGATGGAAACGGATATGGTTTACTCTATCCAGATTCTCAACACGCTCAAGATGACGAAGTGGTTTGTGAAATCAATCACTGACGAACTCACGAACATGCCCGGCAATCAGCCAACAAACATCAATGAAGAATTGACAGAATTGGTTAGCGCACTCAAAGAAGCGAAAGAAACCATTCGTTCACTTCATGGAATTGGAACGCCCGATGCCGAGGAAGAAAAGATTTGGAAAATCTACAACGGCAATGCGCCCGAAATGAAGCGGCTCAATTCAGTTCTCGAAAAATATGTAGATGAGGAGGTGAGCCATGAATAACTATCACATTGAATTTCCATGGTGGGCCGGAGTGCTTTTCGTGATGTTTGTAATCGGACTTCTCTGCCTGTTGGCTTATTATATGTATGAAGCCTTTTTAAAATTCCTGCTTGTTTGGAAGCATGGTCACAGAGACGTAATCGTAAATATCGACACTCTTCATAAGGGCGATATAATTATCAAGAACGATCAAGGGATACCGATCGAAGAGCTTCAAACAAAAATAGCCGAAACGCTTTTGAAAGCAGTTAAAGAAAGTGAGGTGAGCGATGTCTAGGATCAAAGTATTATCACTTCAGCAGCCGTGGGCGCATTTAGTTATTATCGGAGAGAAGCAGTTCGAAACGCGAGGCTGGCAAACGCATTACCGTGGAGAGCTTTACATCCATGCTTCAAAAAGTTTTGCAGGGTTGAACTTGGAATTATGCCAACTCGATCCGCATTTCAAAAAGGCGATTCCTGATCCTTCAAAACTCAAACTTGGTGCGATCATCGGAAAAGTAAAATTGGTTCATTGCTTACCGACAGAAGAATACAAATTCGTTGAAAGTCTTTCTGAGAAGGAAAAGGCTTTTGGAGATTATCGTCCCGGACGGTTTGCATGGGTCTTAGAAAATCCAGAACCCATCGAGCCGATTGAAGTTTCAGGCAATCTCAATATCTGGAATTTTGAAATGAAGGAGGTGGCTCATGGATAATCAACCAATCATCATCCTTACCACAGAGCAGAAATTACTCCGCACTAAGATCGAATTCATCTTTCGCTTAATGTTCGATTTGGGTGGCAGTGTCCCGCTGGTGATGCCTGATCCTCAAATGCAATTGTTCTTTCTCTCTCAGGTGCTCACCGCTTGCGTAAAAGTTTTTCACCAGACACGCGAGGATGGAAAGATTGACCCGGCAACAAAACCATCGCCTCACGCGATGGAAGTTGGCCGCGCGCTGCAAGGCTGCATGAACGAGCTCTTCAATGAGCTCGAAGCGAAAGAGAAAATTGTTACCAACATTCCGGTAATGGTAAGACTGGCCCCGATCTATACGAAGCACGTGAACAAAGTTGCAGCGGAGATTGAGCGCATTTATGGCAAGCCGGAATTGATCAAGCCACAGGGAATGTTCATTGTTAAAGATGCAGAGGCATGAGATTTAAGCGTGTCACTCACCAATTCAGTTTGTTTGACTTCAACACCATGCGGCCAAAGAAGAAAGTACCAATTAGTGCCGAGCGTGTGCGTGAAGCTAAAGCAGCAATTGAGCGTGGTGATACGCGAACGTGTCTCAATGCATTGCGCGAGATACGCTATCGATTAGAAGCATTCGAATCTCGATTGTAAAAACCCAAACCCGAATCACCTTAAACGTAACATGGCAAAAGTTCTAGGCTTAAAGCAGCTACTCCAGCGCACTTATGATTTTCTTGAAAATCTCCCTCCTGAAATTATTCACAGCTTCGGAAAGCTCACAAGTAATTTCATCATGATCATTTGGGGAGACTCGGCTAATGGCAAAAGCAATTTGATGATGCAGCTTCTCGCCATCCTCATGAAATATGGAAACGTGCTTTATGTAGGACTCGAAGAAGGCTTTGAAGCCACCATGCAACTCAATGCGCTCCGTAGCCTGAATGAAGAAAGTCACTCCGGCAAGATTCTTTTCGCTGATCACGAAATGAGTTATGAGGAATTGATTAAGCGACTCAAAAGAAAGAAGAGCCCGCGCTTCATCGTGATCGATAGCATTCAGTACTGGAATATCACCTATGTTCAGTATAAGGCACTTAAGGAAATGTTTCCGAAGAAGACTTTCATTTTCTTAAGTCATTCGAAAGGGAAAATTCCAGACGGAAAAACAGCAGACAAAATTCGCTATGACGCAGGGATCAAAGTGCATGTGGATGGATTTGTTGCTTTTGTGAAAAGCAGATACGGAGGAAATAATCCCTATGTGATTTGGGAGGAAGGCGCGAAGAAACATTGGGGCAAGAAGTATAAGAAGATCATTATTCCGATACCTAAAACCAAAACTGATGAACCCATTCATAACACTTCACGAAGTATGGAAAGCAAAGTCGAAACACATTCAAGAGAAGATTCAGGAGTTGTTGAAAGCAAAGTCGAATCCCATACAACGGAAGCTGCCCACACTTGAAGAGCAAATAAATTTCGTGAAAGGTGCGCGTGAGCTTTTGGAAGTTGAAAGGAAGGCCACGATCATCATCGACAGCGATAATACCGAAATGCTTAAAGCGATAGAAAACAATTTGACAGAACTAAAATTTATCGAATGAAACGGTATCTCATCACCTCCGCAACATTCAGTGGAGAAATTCAGGTGCTCTATGGAGCTGCGGCTGACAGGCCAAGCAAACTCCTTTACATTGATTTTTTGAATTGTGATTTGACTGAGGAGCAGCTGCAATTTTTCAAAACGAATGTCCCTGTTTTTTATAGCGAAGAGAATTTCAATAAAGCTTTTGAGAAAGCGAAGTCGCTCAATATTCAGGAGCAAGGTTATCGCATCACGTTCGAAAACTTTTGGAGCAAATACAATCTCAAGCACAACAAACTTCGCGCTGAAAAGCAATGGAACAAATTAAGCGAGGCCGACCAGGTGAATGCCTATTTCGGACTTCGCAGTTATGAAAGGCACTTAATGCTCAACACATGGAAAAACAAAGCAGAGCCAGAGACTTATTTACGCGACCGTTATTGGGAAAGCGAATGGAAGTGATCACAACACCCGCACAGAAAACTTACCGCGCTGGCGATAAGGTAATCATCACAGGACTTGTAATGATTTTCAGTCATTATATCATCACGCCCAACGGTCAAGTTCCTTTCTTCCATTACTACATCAACGGAGAGCAGTTTGGATATATCAATCACGACTTAACACAAGCACTATGACGACAGAACAAAAACTAAAGGAACTGAAAATCATCAACGAGAAGATTGAAGAGATTGAGGAGAATCTCGAACAGCTTCAAATCGAAAAGCCATTTGCTCTTGAGATCGATGAAAACGATAAAGAGACACGGTCTATTCTGATCACTCATTACGAGAATCGGAGAGAGAAAATTATTAATACGGCTAAGGAACTAATGAAGTAATAAACTTTTAAACCACAGTAAATATGAAAACAATGGAAGTACAAATCCCTTTCGTAATACCGAACGGGTTCGAAGTAGATAGCTTCGATTTGAAATCCTTGAAATTGAAATTAAAGGAAAAGCCGAAAGATGTAAAAGAGCGCATCAAAACCGTTGATGATCTTCTTGCTGATCACGGCTACACGCAAGAACGGTTTGATCAGTTAAGCAAAGATTTGTCTTCAGACGAAAAAGCATACCGCTTACTGAAGTTGCTCACGCTGTCACTCAATGAAGGATGGTTTCCTGATTGGGACAATAGCAGCCAGCCAAAATACTATGCTTGGTTCTATATGGGCGGTTCTTCCGGCTTTCGGTTTCTCGACTACGTTGTTTGGGCACTCGTATTCGGATGTCGGCTCTCGCCTTTGCTTCAAAAGCAGCGAGCTAGCAACGCACGCAGGGAAACACTTCACAGAAGTTTATAAACAATTCATGTCAATCTAATCACTATGAAAAATTTCAGCGACTTAAAAACGTTCGAAGATGCTTGCAAGGTTGAGCGTCTTGACCCAAAGAAATCAATTCCTGATTTCAAAGCCTTTGCACCAAAAGACAGAAAGGCAATGATTGCACACACCAAACTTGTGATCATTGTGAGGGCTGCAAATCGATTGGCCAACAAAGGCAAAGCATGGAAGCCTGATTGGAACAATAACCAGTGGGACAAATATTATCCTTGGTTCTGGATGCAGGGCGGTTCTTCCGGCTTTCGGTTTGGCGACTGCGATTATTGGGACTCGGCTTCGAAGGTCGGCTCTCGCCTTTGCTTCATCTCGTCAGATGTAGCAACGCACGTGGGCAAGCAATTTGAGAAGTTGTATAAGGATTATTTCACACTTTAAAAGAACAGGTTGTGCGGTGGTTGGGCGGTTCTTCCGGCTTTCAGTTTAACGACTACGATAATTGGAACTCGAATTCGAATGTCAGCTCTCACCTATGCTAAAGACTTACTATCGCAGACCTTGCCTCTTGGCAAAAAATAACGTGAACAAAATCTAAGGCGTTGGTAGCGCAAGCGAACGCGACTTATGAAAAGCAAAGGCAATGAAAAGAATAGGCAACATATACAATGAAATTACCAGCCTGAAAAACATTCAGGACGCTGATGCGAAAGCGCAGAAAGGCAAAGCCACTCAATATGGAGTAATGCTCCACAACAAAAACAGAGAGGCCAATCTATTTGTATTGCAAGACAAGCTGATCAGCAAAACTTACCAGACTTCGCGATACGATATTTTTAACATCTTCGAACCGAAGGAGCGAACGGTTTACCGTTTGCCTTACTTCCCTGATCGCATCACTCACCACGCGATCATGAATTTACTTGAACCAATCTTTGTGAGCACATTCACAGCCGATACTTATAGCTGCATTAAGAGGCGTGGCATTCATGCATTGCTCTATAAGTTGAATGCAGATTTGAAAGACTTAGACGGCACGCAGTATTGCCTTAAATTCGATATAAAGAAATTTTACCCTAGCATCGATCATGATGTGATGAAGGGATTGCTAAGAAGAAAATTCAAAGATCAGGATTTGCTTTGGCTGCTTGATGAGATCATTGACAGTGCACCCGGTCTTCCAATTGGAAACTACCTAAGTCAATACCTGGCTAATTTTTACCTCTCTTATTTTGACCATTGGATCAAAGAGCAAAAGCGAGTGAAGTATTATTATCGCTATGCTGATGATATTGTTATTCTCCATTCGGACAAGGCCACACTTCACACGCTGCTTGCTGAAATCAAAACCTATCTACACGACCTGAAACTTGAAGTGAAAGAAACTCATCAGGTCTTTCCAGTAGAAGCTCGCGGCATTGATTTCGTTGGGTATGTCTTCAGGCATTCGCACGTCAGAATCAGGAAGACAATTAAAAAGAGCTTCGCCCAAAAGCTCGCACGAAATCCAAACCATGCTTCGAAAGATTCATACCTCGGATGGCTCAGTCATTGTGATGCAAAACACTTAACCAAAAAACTACTAGCACATGCATAATAACTTTAGCGACTTCAACATTAAGGCAGAAGTAAAAAATTTCAGTGGCGATAAAATCCCGGCAAAGAAGATTCTTAATCTTGAGATCAAGGTTCTCGATTTCAAAATTGAGCCATCGAAATTATACGATGGAACAGATTGTCTTTACCTGCAAATTGAAAAGAGTGGAGAGAAGCGTGTTGTGTTTTCAGGATCAAAAATTTTGATGAATCAAATCAAGCGTGTGCCTGAAGGTAAATTTCCTTTCACTACAACGATCAAGGGAGATAATGACTATTACGAATTCACCTGATGCCAATTGATTATAAAGAATATCATCCTAAATGGACGCTGATTGTTCGGCTGATAAGATTACGCACGATCAAGAACAATGGCAAAGACTGTTGCGAAGGTTCTCCTGCATTTCCTGATTGCAGAGCAGAAAATTATTTACCTCATCCGATTACTGGCAGCAAAGTAGTATTGACAACCGCTCACATTGATGGTGACAAAGACCATAATAAATTTTTCAATCTCGGAAGATGGTGTCAACGCTGTCACCTTACGCATGATATTGGGCATCACGTGATGAATAGAAAATACGGAAGGCATCATAGTCGCAAACATCAATTGAAATTATTATGAGCAATCCAGCACAAATCAAAATCATTTACACTCTGCTTGGCTCGCTGCATTTGCGCGATGATAAAGAGAGCATTGTGAGTGCCTTTAGCGGTGGCCGAACGGATAGTGTACGCGAGTTAAAACCCAACGAAGCAGCTGCGCTCATTGCTCACTTAAAGAGTATGGATGATCCGCAAGAAAATAGCAATACCAAAATGCGCAACAAGATCATTGGCATGGCACGTGAAATGAATTGGCTTATCAAGGGCACTGGCAAAATTGATATGGAGCATTTGAATAATTGGTGCAAATCATTGAGCTACCTGAAGAAGCCACTCGATGATTATACGCATAACGAATTACCAAAGCTTGTGAGCCAGTTTGAAGAGGTTTATAAGAGTTATTTGAAGACGGTTTAAACATTTACTAATTTCGAGATATGAAAAAGCTAATCATCATTCTCCTCTCACCCCTATTTGCAATTGCACAGACGGAGCAAGGCTACGACAAAAAGTTTGTGAAGCTGAAGGCATCATACCCGGAGCTGTTGGCCTTTGTGAAGCAGGTGAAGACGAAAGACATTCAGGGAAAATACTATTCTCAGGGAGGGCTTAAAACGAAGTTCGGGCAGGATGGCACTTACATATTGCACACCACTTCAAACCCTGCTCTCCACAAATTTGAGCGCATCAATTATCACTATTACATCAAAAACGACACTGTGTTCATGATGGAAGTTTATCCGAATAAGGGAGGAGTAATTGAATTGAAATGAACCAGCGCAAAAAAATAACTATCGAGGACATTATGAAGCTCAAAAGGATTCTTGATGGACTACCGCCAATTCCTGATGACAAAATCTATCAAATTCCTGATATCCAAATCAGATTTAGGGAGAGAGAGAGACTCACAAAACTAATAGCCAAACAATATCCAGCTACATAAGCCTCGCAATGCGGGGCTTTTTTTATTCCTTGTTTTTGAGGGCTTTGAGGATGGTGCTCTGAGCTAGGCAGAATTCCAATGCGAGAGTATTCATCACATCATCATAGCGGATGCGCCTATCATTGTGAAGCTCATTGAAGCGTGAGCGGATGCGCTCGTTACGGGCTGCAAAATTCTTCTTCTTGATGGCTGTGATTTTCTCGATGTGCTTGTTGACAGCGAACTCGCCCTCGAAAAGGGAAAGTGTTTGTGGTGTCTTCTCTTCTTGCTCTTCTGTCATTGAGCACAAAATAAAAAAGAATTTTACTTAGCAAACACACAATGCAAATATTTCTATGGTAAAGGAACCTTTACCACTGAGTTGATTTGGAGCGGCACATTCATTTGAGTTTGCACGACCGGGTTGGCGGCATGATCATATATCACACACTTAAACCTTTGCTTTGTTACCATCAATGATTTGAGCATGTGTGGAGGCTGAATACCTACCCTTGCAATAGTGCCAATCACACGCTGATCATTTGAAGTATTGGCAAGTGAGCTAAAGGCATCGAGATAAGAGAGCTTGCTGCTCCAGTTAAGAAGTGTGCGAAATATTTTATCCATGATCACGGCATGGTCGGTGGCGTTTACTTTCTCAATACGCTTATCGTTTTCATAGACATTGGTTGTGACTAAATGCAATGTCCACTCCACATCGGCCATTTGTATCTTAAAGCCAAGCTGTTGCAGTTCAATCTCCGCAGGGAATTCGATATACACGCCCGGATCAGCAACCATTGGTTTGCCATCCTTGCTAGTGGAATCGTACTGGCGTAAAAACCAATCGACCTCCTTCAGTTCGGTCACATCGGCCTGAAGTTTCTTTTTGAGGATTTGATATGGATAGGTGTACATGGGTTATTCGTTAATCGTTATCCGAATATTTTATCAAGCTTTTCATCAATGCGTTTATCTACTTTCTTTTCTACTACTGGATTTTCTTCTCCAGGCACGGGCATAAATTGGCGTTGGGGCATCTTGAATACATATTTTCCAAAAGCCTTTCCCTCCAGTCCTTCATTGTGAATTTGCGCATAAACAATATCAGTACCCACACTCACATCCATTCCACTCTTTTGAGCCTTTACTTCTTTATGAAGAGTTCCAGTTCCTTTGCCAATCAATATTCCTCTTCGATCATTACGGGCTCTAAGTTTACCGCTCCTTTTGAAAGTGTCGTCTTTATCATTTTTGCGTTTATCCCACTTGCTACTCTTACCATCTTGAAACTGCTCTTCTTCAAAAGAACTGTCAACTTGATCCTGCAATTCCATTTCAACAAATTCAGGAAGCTCAATCGTCAAAAACGCATGCATCTCCTGAGCGGACTTATGAAAGTCGTCTCCGAGCGATTGGCCAGTCTTAACGTTGCGTATCATTCTTTCACGTGTTTAGCTTCCCATTCCTTTTGCATCTTCTCCGCTTGCTGCCTGATCTTCGCGGCCTGATCATTTCCAACCTCCTTGATGAACGGATGCGCATCGGTGAAAACCTCTCCGGTGATGCCAACATTGTTTTGAAACATATCCTTCACATCGGGAAAAGACTTTGGCATTACTGAAGGAGTGTCTTCGCTTCTCCATCGCGTATAGCAGCGGCAATTCCAACCGTTGGGAGGATAGTAAGTATTCCAAAAGTTATTGACCGTTCCGTCTGCATTATGAATTGCAAGCACTGCACCATCAAGCTCGCGATGAGCCTCGCGCACACGGCCATCCTTTTGCGTGAGGTAAAGCAATTTTCCTCCTCGTGCTTCTACGCTCTTCCAATTCTCTGCGGCTCTTCCTGCTGCTGTGGCATAGTTGTATTCAGCCTGCAAATAATTTTTGCTATACTTTTCATTGATGGCGAGTGCATGCTTTTTGAATTCGCTAAACGGCACCGGCTTATCGTCTGGCCCGGTGAGTTCTTTCACCAATTCAATGATGTTTAAGTGGTTCTTAAAGGCCGCAAAAACATTGACGTTTGAACGTAATTCCAATATGAATTTGTCTGCCCTCGTAAACTCTCCCGCAGGATTGATTCCATAACCTTCAGCCACGGCCTTCCACAGTTCATCAGTGGTGGCTTGCCAAGTGGCTTCGTCAATATCTCCTGCCTCAATCAGTTTGTTGTAAACCTTATCGGTTATTTCCTGAAAGAGTTTTGAGAGATCAACATTGCCCGAAGCTTCGGGATGAATTAAATTTTTTGGATAGAGCTCCGCGACTGCCTGTGTTACCTGAACAAGCCTTCCGGAGCTGAAGGCTTTTTTCCCTTGCTACCTCCAGAGCTTTGTTTTGGTTTGGTTGGCTTCTTCGGGTTGCCCTGGTCATCGAGCTCTTCATCCCCATCCGGTTCATCTTCTCCGTCTTTCTCAATATCGAGATAACGGAACTCACGGTCTTGCAATGGATATCCTTTATCAATGAGGAAAGGGAAAAGCGTTTCATTGTTGTAAAACGTTTCGCTTCGTTTATTATCCTCAATGAATTCATCCTCGGTGCGTTCATGCACTTCGGCAGACCCGGCAAACGCTTTTACATCCTGACTTCCGGTTTGGCCGTTGATGAGCTTGCTTATCATTTCATCGCAGTACTTGGCTTTCTCCAAATAAATCTTGTGCGCGTTTTGTCCCTTAGAAGATTCAATGATTTGCACTTCATCCTGATCATCGAGTATCACCCAAAGATTGGAACCGAACTCACTAGCCATTTGCTCAAGCCTTGTAATTTCCTTTTGATCTTGGCTCGCAGATTTTATTGCAAGAATTGGCATGCCGTACTTTTCACTGTGTCGGCTCCAGTCGGTGCGCGAATAATTTTTCCAAATCACTTCCTTTGAAGCAATGAGCAACATGCCGAGATCATCGTGCTCACCAACTTCAAGCAACCATTTGTTGAAAGGAGGCTTGCGATAAGGAATGCCGGAGCTATCGCCCACGTTAATGAGAATCTCTCCAGTCTCCGGGCGTACATGCTCGCGAGGGAAAAGCTTCACATCTTTAAACTCCATCGTTAAACCTTTCTCTGTGCTCTGCACCATCTGACCAAACTCAATGAGTGTGTGACCGTAAAAAGGAGTTTCATGCATGAGATACCTGAAGCGATGAAACCAAGTTTTCTGAAGAAAGCGAGTTGCATTTTCATCGATGGTATCAGTGCCTTTGATGAACACAGCAAACGGTGAACCGATGGTCTTCAAAATGTTATTGCGTATTGCACTTTTTGTGTGGGGCTCACGCACGGTCTGGCGATAGACTTCATACAACAACCACCGATTTGGAAATTCGGGATTTTCGGCAGCGAGAATTGCAGAGACTAATTCGTCCTGCTGCATTTGCGCCATGAAGCTCCTGCGCTGAGTAATATCAAAACTCAATCGTTTGCTGTCGTTTTCAAAATATTTTTTGGCTTTGTTCTCCATCTTATTGAAAGAGGGAAGCCATGATTTGATTCTACTTATTCCGAATTCCATAGTAGTTATGAGTTAATTACCAAGTACCAAATTTGTTGACGTTGATAGGACGATCACCCTGTGTGCGCTTGGGTTGACTACCCCAACGGTTTTTTGTAAGTGGCTCTGTATTGCCGTCTGTGTCTGACTCGGTGAGCTGCGCCAGCGTGGTATTCATTTTGCCATCGCTGATTTTGTTGAGAAGCTCCATCGTGTCGTCATAATTTTTGATGATGCGCTCCGGTACCATTACATCAGGGATGCGCTCATAGATGTAATACATCACCAGGCACTTCGTCCAGCGGAGTAAAGCCTTGTTTCTGTTCGCTCCGGTTTTTGCGAACTCTGTATTCACATCGTAACGACCGCTAAGCAATTCAATGATTTGCCCGATGGCTTCATCTTCTGCGGAATCGAGAACGCTATCTGTTGCCTCTGTAATCTGATCGAGCTTGTAGGTCTTGATCTGATAGAGGTAATCTGCCTTTGCAATGAAATCGGTGACTGGCATATCAATTGAGGTTAAAGGTGAAAGGATAAATATCTATTCCGTCAGAGAGGATGAGCATGTTCACACTCGCGCGGATTTCTTCATACTCCACAAGAATGAAGCATACAAAATGAAGTTTGTTGTGCATTGTCTCGATCATCCTTGTCGTGCGCTATTGTGTTTGTATTTGCCCATCCTATTGCCCGGAGCGCGATCATCATTTCTGCTGCGGTTGGTTTTCGTCAGCAAATAGATTGCTCCTTCCACGGCATCAGGGCCATCATCATGACCATTAGGGAAAGCAAGGAACTGATCGCGAAGGGTGATCATGTCAATATTCTTCTGAAGCTTCTTATTGAAGCCGATCAGACCACGCTCAGCTAGTGGTGATAAATCTTCGATGCGTCCGAACTTATCAGGCTTGGCCCTCTTGTCTGCACGAAGCCGGAGAATCTTTCCGCGGCTGTCTCCTTCGCTGTCATATTCATTCATGTACAATTCCTCTTGCAAAAAATTTGCTTCGAGGTAATGCGGACAAACTACTTCGCGGTGGCCGGGCTTTAAGCCTTGTATAAATGTTTTTTTGCGGATGCCTTCGTCAATGTCGTAATGAGCCGATACCATTGCCACACGACTCGCCTGACGTACCCACGCCCAAATGATATGAAAGTATTTACCCTTTCGACCAACGAGCACAATGGCTTTAAAATCGTTTTTCTTTGCGCCCTTATAACTTGGATCATTATAAGTGATGAGCTGATCATAATCATCGAGCGCGAAGCAATCCAGCCACGGCAGATGTTCCTCTTTGAAAATATCTCCATCCTCGATGTGCAAGTGATAGAACTGACGCATGGCATTGCGCCAACCCATTTCGTTAATCCTTTTTTGAAGATGCTTGATTGTATATCGAGGCCAAGCCGGAACTCCACCGTTCTCGATAGTAAGCATCTTATGAGTGCGTGGGTCTTCCGTAGCGAAGACCTTGATGTGAACGATGCCTTTGCGGATTGGATCACCTTCTTTCACATCGCCAACGAAGTGAGCTGTGAGATCATTCTTTGCTGTTCTGTTACATGCAAAAATCAATCGCTTTCCCTTGATGCTCAAACAGCCCAAGAATTCTCCTAAGCACCAATCCAAATCTTCTTTAACGATGGCTTGATTCTTTGCACGCTTCTTACTTGATGCGTCATCGATCACACCAAGATTAGGACGTTTGGCCGCACTGCGTACACCCGCAGGGTTTTGACCAATACCAAAAGACCAGAAGCCAATGCCATCAGAAGTAATGAAGTGGCCTTCACTCCATGCACCGCTAAAACGCTGCTCACCGAAATCGTCAACATATCTGCGGTTGTTCTCCAGCTCTGCCTGCACATCACCAATAAGCTTAGTTGCTTTTGGTTCTGTCTCACTGGCAAGAATCATCCCGGTGAGTTCTCCTTTTGCTTTCATCCACAGAGGAATGAATACATCTGCAAAAACTGATTTGGCATGTTCACGCGCCCACTCTAAAACAATGGTGATATCATCATTGGGCAAAATCTCATTGGCGGCTTTTTCGTGAAACCACCCAAAGTCGCTATCGATGTAATGCGGGAAATAATACTTACAGAAATCTTGAAAATTTTTAACCTTCAACAGGTTTTGAATACGTGCTTGTTTTTCCTCATCCGTTTCGTTGGCATTAATTCCAGCGGTTTGTTTGCGAATGCGATCGCACAGATCAAGCCATTGCTGATAAACTTTGTCGTCAATCTTTGCCATTAGTATTCTTTCCGTTTTTATATCCAACTATGAAACCCAAACCGAATATGATCGCGATGCATAGCAAGAGCATCATAGCTCCGCACGCTTGCGATTGAGGTAGTCATCTGCTTTTGGAATGAGAAGTTTTGCAAGCTCCAAATCTCTCATCTGCACATCGTCAATAAATTCTTTAAGAATGTTCACCACAGTGGCCCACTCTAATTGTTTGCCCTTGATTGTGGTGAATAATTTTTGAAGGGCATCGATATCACCTTTGTCAAGGAGAGGAAGAGTTTTATTCTCTTCGGTTTCCTTTTCAAATTGTTTGATGAAATTATCCTTGCGCATTTTAAGCGCCTTCGTCTGGTAGTTGATCAACTCCCACACATCATCCTCGGCCACCTCGCGGCTCATATTCTTCTTGGCACGCTTCTCATCCCACTTACCAACGGTCGACCATTTGGAAATAGATTTTTCTGAAGTGTTGAGTACACGTGCAATGTCTTTTTGCTGCCAACCTTGATTGAACATTTCTTGTGCAGCTTTCTTTTTGTCGTTGATCATGCGGCAAAAATGCCGCGAAAATGTGCCGTCTGAAAGGCAACTATTTGGTGAACTCCAAGAATGGAAAAGGTGACGTAAAGAAACGGAGAGGTGAAGTGAAGACTTGTTTTTTTACGCGTGCAATGTCTATGATTTTCGCATCACTATTTCACAAAGGAATAAAAAAAATTTAGAATGTTCGAACCTCAAGCGATAGCAAAAGACAAATTCGAAATCAAGATGTATGGCACGATCTCTCAATGGGAGAAAGTGAATGCTGCTGACTTCGCCAAGTCTATGGATGAAGTGATCGCGAAGGGTGCGAAAGAAATTATTTTCCCTGTTCACTCCGGTGGCGGTTCCATTTATGAAGGCATTGCAATGGGCAATAAAGTGCAGGAGGCCCGCGCAAAGAAAATTAAAACTCTTGCACGAATAGAAGGACTTGCCGCTTCAATGGCTGCTGTATTCTGCGCCAACTGCGATGAAGTTGAAATGGCAGATAACGCACGCATGATGGTGCATGAAGGCACTACCATTTCTATGGGATCGGTTTCTCAATTGAGAGCTGACGCTGACCAACTCGAATCACTTAACAGTGACATAGCTGATGCATTTGTTCAGCGCACAGGCAAAGAGAAAGATTGGATCATGCAAAACTGGTTGAACGGAAAAGACAAATGGTTCAACGCTCAGCAAGCAATCAATGAAAAGTTAGCTGATCGCAAGATTGCAAAAACCACACATAAGCTTCCTGTATTAGCGAACTCAACTCCTTGGGAGAAGATGGCCGCTTCTTATGATAAAATTTTTACACCTGAAAATTCAAAACCTGACAATACCATGAAAGAGCAATTGATCAAGACACTTGGCTTACCAGCTGACGCAACCGATGAGCAAATCAACGAGGCTGTTGCAAAGTTAAAAACCCCTGCACCAGCGGCAGCAGCTCCCGCAGCTGCGGCTCCAGCTCCTGCACCAGCTGCTTCGGCTCCTGTTGCCAATGAGAAAGCCATTGAGTTGGTTTTGAAAATGGCTGCTGAGCGTGGCGTGAAAGACCAGAAGAAACTGGATGCCATCAAAGAAGTTGCCAAGATCAATATCGATGCAGCTATGGAGTTGCTCCCTGAAAAGAATGCGGAAGATGCATTGCGCTTGAGCGATGTTCTAGCAGAGCTTAAAGGAGGTTCAGGCGCGGCCACTGGCGGAAGCCAGGCACGCAAAGACTGGACGTTCGAAGATTGGGAAAAGAAAGACCCACAAGGCTTCCATGAAATGCTTTCGAAAGAGCCGAAGAAGTACCTCGCTCTTTTCAATGCGGCAAATCCCGGAGCGAATATCACTGAAGCGGATTTGAAAGGCTTCGCAGCCGAACCCAAATAATCACCAACAACAAAACGAGAAGTAAAAAATTAATCGACTCAAAATTTTAAAAGATACTGATCATGGAAAAGATTAAATGGCCGTTTGGAAAAGCTGATGCTCCTGCGCTTATCACAAGCGGAGCCGGAACTGTGAGCCTTGTAAGCAAGGAAGGAAATGCGATTGATAATCAATATCACATCGCGAAGTTGTCACTCACCGGAAACATCACGCTGAATGCTGTTCCTGATGCTGAGTTGCTGGCACCTGCACATTTGGAAGTGTATGTGACTTGCGATGGTACTGCACGCCACGTTGTGCTTGGAACAGGTTTTAACGCTGCCACTGATCTCACGATGGTTGCCAGCAAGACGGTGAAGTTACTCTTCACTTATGATGGAAGCTCTTACAGCTTGGCTGCTCCTCAAATTCAGATCAACTAATCAGAACTGAAGCAAATTTTTTAAACGCAAAAAACGAAACTCGAAATTTTTTAACCTGAAATAATCATGGCAAACGAAGCACTCAAAGTCCTTATCTCCAGCGATGTTCAAAAGGCGTTGTTTCCTAACAACAGTTTTTATGAAGGCTGCCAGAGCGATGCGGCTGGAATTGATGTGGATACAATCACGATCCCTCAAGATGAAACAGGCTCAGCTGAAGTGTTGGTGAACCCAACCAAGTTGCCGCTTGAATCTTTCATGGAAGAAGACACTAAGAAAACTTATGCTGCCGACTTCCTGATCACTCGCCCGCAACCGATCAGCTGGAACAATGCATTGCTTACGAGCTATGATAAGCGTGCGGCCAAAACTTACAAGCATACCAACTCACTATTGACTTCGCTTGCAAACCGTATCATGTACGGATGGGCTCCATCAGTTTCAGCAAATATCAAGCAAGCGCAGGGAACTGCAACCCGCACAGCGACCGCACCAGGTGCAACCGGAACCCGCAAGGTTACCATTGAGCAAGATTACATTTCGATGATGACCTTGTTCAACTACTGGAACGTGCCAGTGGATGGACGCAGAGTGGTTGTGCCTCCTGCGTTCTATGAAGATATTTTGGCCATCAAGAAAAGTTATGGCTACGGAACAGAGGCGAACAACACATTGTTCGGTAACCCTCTGAATCCAGGAGCGATTGCACGCATCTTCACATTTGATGTGTATTTGCGCAGCTCTACTACCAGCTTCGACAATGCCGGAGCGAAGAAGGCTGTGAATGCAGTTGGTGCAACCACCGACAACCTTTCAGCGATCTTTTATCACCCGATGTTTGTGCGCTATGTGAAGGGTGCTCCAGCAGTGTTTATGGACCCGTATGCTAAGCCTGAATTGGCTGGCGGTGTGGGCATGAACGTGGCCATCCGTGGCGGTGGCACTGCAAGCCGTAACTCACAAATCGGTGTGGCTGCTCTTATTGAGCAATAAGAAATGGTAAACACTTTTTCCGGTGAGCACCTCCTAACACGAGCTCTACTCACCGGGCTTACCACAAGAAAGTGAAAGCAATGAGCCACATAGCAGACAACGCATCAGGCATTTTTGGAGGTGCCATTGGCACCGTACTAGGAAGCGCACTCGGAATGATCACAGTTCACAATCTTATTGAAACCGCAGTCTTGGCATTTGTAGGAGCAGTGATCGGATTTTTTACAAACAAAGGATTGAAGTGGATAACCAAAAAAATGTCATGAAATATCTTAACCTCATCATCAAGTTTTTCAAGACGTGGAACGAACTTATTGTTGGCCCGCTTGCGATTGCGCTTTGGTTTTTCTCCACGATCGTCATTCATTTCATTGACCAGACAGCGGCCACTTATGATGTAGCTGTCTTTCAAAAACTGATATTCGGATTGACTGCCTTTTGCACTTACAGCTTCTGTTCATGGCTCTTGTGCAGAATTCAGTTTCCTAAAGTCTTTCGGTTTCTGGCCGAAAATTTTGATTCTCAATTTTCAAACCTAACCCCTTTACAGCAATGCGTAATTTCATTATGTGTGCTTGCTTACTACTTAGTGGGCTTGTCACTGTGTGGGCTGATCCTTTAGAAGGAAAGCCGCAAGACCGAAAGGTTATCATCGAGAAAGTTGCTCACATCTATACTTCACAAATTGGTGTGCGTGAAGCCACCGGCCACAATGATGGTGTTGAAGTAGAAAAGTATTTGAGCACGACTGGCGCGAAAAAAGGTTCTGCCTGGTGCGCGGCTTTCTTATCATGGACTTTCATTCAAGCAGATGTAACCGCGATTAAGAATGCATGGGCTCCTAGTTGGTTCCCGCCCGGCAAAGTAATCTATACCAAAGGTAAACCGAACAACAAGATACCTGACAGGTGCGATGTAGCCGGATTATACTCCCCTCAAAAGCAACTCATCTTCCATGTATTCTTTGTGGATCAGTGGCCTCCTAACGATGACTATGTGATCACCGTGGAAGGTAACACGAACAATGCCGGAAGTTCTGAAGGCGATGGTGTGTATAAGAAACGAAGGCTCAAACAAAATATTTATTCAGTGAGTCGATGGGTTTAGCCCAACCCCTCACTAATGGTATATCGCGCGGTAGAGCAGTTGGCAGCTCGCCAGACTCATAATCTGGAAGTCGCGGGTTCGAGTCCCGCCCTCGCTACAAAAACAGGGGTTAGAAAATTAAACTAAAAATTTTATGCACTACAGAAACGGAAAAGAAGCAAAGAACGGAGATAAGATCGTTCAGATTGGCGAAAATGGTGAGATCACCGCAGTTGGTGTTCTTCACAGCGCAATCCCCGGAAATGACTATTGCAATGGATATATCGCACCGACTCAATCGCCCGTGACTGGGGCTTGTATGGTTGACTGCATCACGGTGGAAGACCTTGCGCAACTTCTCATTGATAAAGGCTTACACAAGAGACCAGAGGGCAAGTAGCCTTGAAAAAATACTTCTTCATATCGACCCTTGTTTGTTGCCTCCTGTTGCTGGTGGTTGGGTGTAACCGAAAGGTTATGCCCTCCACTACAATAGTTCGTAAGGACAGTGTGATCTATAAGACGGTGGAGAAGACAGTTCAATTGCCGGGCGATACTGTGAAGATCGAAAAGAGAATCGAGTGCGACCCGAAGACGCTGCAACCCAAACCATTTGAACAAAAGATTTCAAAGGGCATTCAGCACCTCGATGTGAAAGTTGACAACGGTGTTTTGAAAGTGAGTAGCGATTGCGACAGCCTTGTTAAGATACTCGAAAAGACCATTGAGAAGACACACAGCGAGAGCACAAAAGAAGTAAAGCCAGTGATCATTCGTGAAGCATTCTGGTATGACAAATATTTAGCGCGGCCAATGGCGGGATTATTCCTTCTGATAGTCGCCTTCTTTCTAGGAAAAACTTATTTAAAAATCACCAACCCTTTCAAATTATGAACGCGCAACTGAAAAAACTTGCCAAAGAAATGTTCGAAGCTTACCCGGAAGCAACAGTCTTTGTGGTAACAACCGACAATCAATTTTTCTTCCCGGAGAATAGCAACGCAGCGCAAGCGCATCAGGATTATTTGAACAGACCAAAAGAGGCTAATGACAAGTTGGTGCGCGTGACCAGAGAAGAGGCTATGGCACCGGATGCTCCTCCAGCCGAAGAAGTGCCAACAGAAAAAAGCACTGCCAAGCAAATCGCGGCTTACCTGACTTCGAAAGGAGTTGAGTTTGATGCCACGCTGAAGAAGGATGCACTTGTTGCGAAGCTGAATGAGTATGTGGCTTCATTAACACCACCGCCTCCTCCAGCTCCGGCACCTGATCCTGAATAAAAAGTTTTTTGAACGAAGAGAATTTTAAAAAAGTAAAAAGCGCAAAATCATGGGACTGCCAAAAATTAATATCATCGTAAGAGACGGAGCATTGAACGGTTCGCTTGGTTCTACCGACCAGGTATGCGGATTGATTCTTCAAGCACCCGTTGCGCCAAGTGGACTTGCTTTGGCAACTCCGTTAATGATTAACAATTTGGCTGATGCCGTGGGCGTAGGAATCACAGCTGCTTTCGATACAACCAACAGCACGAATTGCTATAAGCAAATCAGTGATTTCTATAGCATCAAAGATGCGAACGGACAATTGGTGAATGCCGGAAAAGAATTGTGGATCATGATCATTGTGAATACCACACTGATGGCCACTGTTCTCGATGTGACTCAGGTGACAATGGCTTATGCGCTGATTCAGGCAGCCAACGGAAGAATAAAAATGCTTGGCGTGTGCCGCAAGCCTGCGGGCTCTTACACCGCTACATACACCGGGCAACTGGATATTGACGTAACCAATGCAAGACCAAAGGCTCAAGCGTTGCGCGATTATTTCCAGAGTGTTTACAAGCCATTCCGAGTGATCATTGATGGCCGCGATTTTCAAGGCACGTTCACGAGCTTAACCAATCTTAGAGGCGAATCCAACAACGGTGTTGGCGTAGTACTCGGAGCGGATGCAGTAAGCACAAAGGAAACTTTGGTAGGTCTTGCTCTCGGAAAATTTGCAGCGGGACCAGTTCAAAGAAATATCGGTCGGGTTAAAGATGGCAGTTTAGGAATTAGCGCGGCCTTCTTCAATAGCACAACCGATGTGAAAGACATTGACCCTGCGTTATTGGATGGCGTGAATGATAAGGGATATATCTTCCCAAGGAAGCATATCGGTCTTGATAGTTATTATTTCAATGACGATCCTTCTGCTTCAGCAATCACAGACGATTTCAGCCAGCTCTCTCGCGGACGCATCATCGACAAAGCCATTGTAGTTGCTTACACCACTTACGTGACTGAGTTGAATGATGATCTCGATGTTGACTCAGCCGGAAAGATTTCTTCAGGTGTAGCAAAATACTATCAAGGCAAGATTGAGACAGCTCTTCGAAATGCCTTCTTCGGAGGAACCTTTGGGCCTGAAGTGAGCGACATTAAAGTGGTCGTTGATCCCAACCAAAACATCATTCTCACAAATAAGGTTGTGGTGACTGTTTATATCCAACCGAAGGCATACAGCAAGACCATTGAGGTAAGCCTAGGCCTGACAGCGACAACAGGTTGATTTGACGATTTAAGGGATTTAAGAATTTGAACATTTAAAAGATACTCACATGACCTTTAACAGCGAAGAATACGGATGGAACGATCTCACCCTTGTAATGCTTGGTCGTCCGGTTATTACACTTCAAAGGGTGCGCTATAAAGTGGCGCAGGTGAAAGACAATATCTACGGTAAGGGGAAACTTCCCATTGCACGTGGCAGAGGCAACGTGAGCTTTGAAGGTGATATTTCAATTCTTCATTCGGATTTGCGTGCGCTTCTTCAGACCGTTGGAAACCGTGATAACATTTTGACTATCCGTCCTTTCGATATCGTGGTGAACTATGGCCCACTCGTGGGCATTCAGAGCACCGACATTTTGAAGTATTGCGAATTCACCGAACAGGAAGTTGACTTGAAGCAGGGAGATACCCACACGGTGATTCCATTGCCGATCCTGATTGGAGATATCCAATTCAACGCCTAGAAATTTTAAACCAGCAGCAATATGAAACCAACAGCAAACACAGGGGAAACCCCTGAAACGCAAATTGACATTTGGAAGAAAAAACACGGCACCATTTTCGAGCTAGAAGCTGAAGGAAAAAAGTGCATCATCTTCGACCCGATGAGCAGCTTGAAGATCATGAAGCAACTCATGACCGCAAGACGCAAAAGCAAGAGTGACCAGGTAGATGCCTTACTCGCAAACTGCTGGCTCGGTGGAGAAGAAAGTTTGAAACGCGATGAACGCTTCAAGCTTGGTATTGAGGATGAAGTTGATCAGCTCTTTGATATCCCTGAATTTGAAATCATCGAACTCAAAGAAGGGTTTAAAGTAGTCTCTGAAGGCAAATTCCTTAACGTAAAAAAGGCCGGACGTGGCGATGTGGCTTATGCCGAAGCACGCAATGCAGATAACAAACCATTTGTTACACAAGAGTTTTTACTCGAACGCATTGCAGCAAACAAAGAAGAGCTTGACGAGATCAAGAAAGACAACCGGATTTATTTCTCCATGCTTCTTGCCGCAGCTGATTTGAAAGATAAGGTTTATGTCAGCATAAAAAAGCTCTAGCGGATTCGGAGATTAAACCGGGTATCGATAACCCAATCCGCGAAGCAGATGCTCTTATCGAATATCATCTTCATATCGACCCATCCAAGCTCACCGATGAAGAGTGGGCAATCAAGTTCAACAACATCCTTTGGGTGCGCGAGGAAGAGTTTAAAAGAAGCCTGAAACTGAAAGGACTCTCACTGTGAAAATTTACGAATATATCATCCGCTTAAAAGACCAATCGAGTGACAAGCTCAATCGATTGGCTTCCTCTTTTAATGGGGCTGATGCTAAAGCGAATAAACTTTCCGGTGCAACTGATCGACTTGGCGACAGATTGAAAAACGTAAATGGCCCTGCACGCAACGCTACCAATTCTTTCAACCAGCTCAATGCTCAGTGGAGCCAGAGCTTTAATTTAGGAACCCTCGTAACTCGCGTACTTGGCCCTGCTGCACTTGGTGCGGCATTGCTCTTTGGTGCGCAGAAGACTTCTGCAATGGCTCGCGAGCTGGAGCAGACCAACATTGCCTTTGAGGTAATGCTTGGCAGTGCTGATAAAGCAAAGGCAATGGTGAGCCAGATCACCACGCTCGCCAACGTTACTCCCTTCACACGCAATGAACTCTTAGATAGCTCTAAACTGATGCTCAATTTTGGCATCGCTAATGAAAAGATTTTGCCTAACCTCAAAATGTTGGGCGATATCAGCGGAGGCAATGCGCAGAAACTTCACATGATGACGCTTGCATTCTCACAGAGTGCAGCTGCCGGGCGATTGATGGGACAAGATTTATTGCAGATGATCAATGCGGGATTCAACCCGCTTCAGGAGATCAGCAAGAAGACTGGCATGAGTATGGCCGACCTCAAAAAGAAAATGGAGGATGGCGCCATTGGAACCAAAATGGTTGAAGCTGCCTTCCGCTCGGCTACTTCTGAAGGAGGTTTGTTCTTTGGCATGATGGATAAGCAGAGCCAGACTATGGAAGGAAAAATGAGTACCCTCTCCGACAAACTTGAGATTGTGTTCACCGGAGTTGGAGAAAAACTCAATCGCATCTGGAGTCCATTCCTCGACAAGATTTTGAAAGTGATGGATGCGGGAAATATCGGTGCATCTATTTCAGATTACAAGAGCGCGAAGGGCAAGCAGATGGAATTGCAATCGCTCTTCTCAGCTTATTCGGAAGCTAAAGGGACTCCGCTTGCAAAAGAATATGAGAATCAAATCCTCGAAAAGTTCCCTGAGTTAGGAACTGATTTTTCTTCAGGGAAAGCACAGAAGCTTTCTGAGAGCAAGGCACAAAGTAAATTACAATCTCTGTCTAAGGCTAGAGACTTCGCTTTCTTCGATACTCAGGTTGCATTTAAGTCGATCAAGGCCAAGCAATATGAAATTGAGAAGTTGCAGAACGAAATTAATTCAGGCAAGACCACCGAGTCTTCACCTATGGAGAGAATGCTTGGCTTCGATAAGCTGAGCGACTCAGACATAAAAAACCGCATCGATGATATTTCAAAACTTGCCGATGAGATAAAGAACATTCAAAAGCAGTATGGAGAATTCAGAAAAGAAGAAGACTCTCAATCACTACTTGCACGAGCTATAAGAGGAGGCACCGGGCAGAAATGGGATTTTACTGAAACAGGAAAAAGTAAGAAGCTGAAGGATGGAATCAATGGCATCACCGGAGGCGGCAAGCAGAGTGTGAATGTTACTATCAATCTTCAAAGCCTGATCGCAGAACAAAACATTAATACCTCAACCGTTCGCGAATCAATTCCTGAAATTGAACGAGTAGTTACTGAAGCTCTTTTACGTGTAGTGAACAGTGCAAACTATGCTGCGGCACAATAGCGATGGCAGAGAATACCTACGATCATCCCACACAAGTTCGCGAGAAGTACACGCTTCAGTTGGATTTATTCAGCCGGGCTTTTGGCCATGTTAAGCCTCCCTTTCCGCAGATCAGTTTAATCCCAACGATCAACCCACTTGGTTTTGTAAAAGCTCTTCGCGGTTCATTCAAGTTTCGCGGAAACATCGGCAACGAATATGCAATGCCTGTGGCCATCGGAACAACTCCACAAAAAGATAATGTGAATTGGATGGAAATTCCATGCGAGCCGGTGGTTGGAATCTTCGGAAGCAAAAACGTAGTTGAGACAAAGCTCACTCGCCTCGATCCAAAAACGAAAAAGCAGGAGGTGCAAAACATCATCGAGGAAACCGGATTGAATAATTACCAAATCAGAATTCGAGGAGTGATTTATAACGAACAAGACTTTTATGAATATCCTGAAGATGAAGTAACGAGACTTACTCAGTTGTGGGAAACGCCCGGAGGACTTTACATCGAGAATGCCATGCTGAACATGGCGGGTATCAACAAGATAACTGCTGTAGGTTTTGACAAACCCGAAATGCCTGGTTACCCCGGAGCGCAACCTTTTGAATTAAGATGTTTGAGCGATGAGACAGATTTATATCCACTTGAATTGGTTTAGCATTATGAGCCTTGTGCTAGTCTGCAATATTGAAATTGGTGCGTATCGGTTTCGTCAGGTGAATGACGTTGAGATTCGCAAGAGTTGGAGAGAACTCAGTGGCAAGGCTACCATCTGCCTCCCAATGAAAAACAATCTGCAAAAATTGATTAAGCCGGGCGATCCTGTAAAGATCACGCTTGGCTATCTCGATGTTTATGAAGGCAAAGAATTTGAGGGTTATGTGAGCCGTGTTTGTCCGGGCTTTCCATTGACGATTGAGTGCGAGGACAATTCTTATCTGCTGAAGAAAACCAATCTCAATAAGAGTTGGAAGACTACTACACTCGGAGAGATCGCGGATTACATTATTGCACAGGTCAAAGTAAAATATCCTAACGCGAATATTTCTCTCAACTCAAGTGAGATTCCAAAGGTTTCGTTTCTTCCCACTACTAAAAAAGACGGAACCGTTGTGCAAGGTTTCAGATTGGCAAATGTGAACGCAGCTCAAGCATTGGCAAAATTGAAAAGTGAATATGGTCTAGCCAGTTTCTTTCAAGGCAACATTCTTTTTGTAGGTCTGGCAAATCAGCCGAACAATTCATTTGATAAAAGAAACTTAGTGAAGCATAGTTTCGCTTGGAATGTCATTGGCCAAGAAAGTGATCTTGTTTTTCGCAGAGCGGATGAGGTGAGTTTGAAAGTTAAAATCTATGGCATCACTAAAACCAATCAGAAGATTGAAACCGATGAAGTGATTGGCGATGCGGACGGTGAGCAACGGACAATTTATGTTTACAATATCACCGATAAAGACGCGCTTAAAAAGCAAGCAATTGACCAACTCAACCGCATGAAGTTTGACGGCTATGATGGGAGCTTCAGCACATTTTTAGTGCCTTATGCGGAACCTTTAATGGTTACCAATATTCAAGACCCAAACTTTGGAGATAGCCGTGAAGGCAATTTCCTAATTGATACCGTGATCACCACGTTTGGCGAACGAGGCGCACGCAGAAGAATAGAGCCAGGGAGGAGGGTGAGTGTATGAAAGTAGAAGAAGAATTATTCCTCGCCCTCAAGCAGCTGTTCAAGGCTCCGATACAAACATTCCCTGCGACTGTGCTTACCATTGATATGGACGAACTCACTTGTGATGTGCAGCCCATCGATGGCCCTGAAATATTTGGAGTGCGATTGAAAGCAGCTGTGACAAACGTGACTGATGGCATGGTTCAGATTCCTAAGCTCAATACTAGCGTGCTGTGTGGGCTGATTGGCAATGATGACAATACTTGTGTTGTGCTCGCGATTGATGAAGTAGATCAGACTCTTTTCAATGGTGGAAGTAAGGGAGGCTTAATCAATATTCAAACGCTCATCGAGAATCTCAATAAGACCAACGATGTGGTGAATGCGATTAAAAATAGTTTGCTCAACTGGACTGTGACACCAAGTGATGGAGGAGCTGCTTTGAAAGCGTATGCAACTACTCAATTGGCAGGGAAAGTGGTAGGAGATTTTTCTGCAATGGAAGATACTAAAGTAAAACACTGATGGTAACCGATTACTTAGATGATGCAAATGACGATCTGCTAATTGCGAATGGAGACTTCGTAAAAGGAGAAAGCACCTTGCAACATAAGAAGCGGTTGTTTAAAACTGTTTCAGGTGACTGGAGACAGTATCCAAAAATCGGAATTGGAGCATTTCAGTTTTTGCTAGATGATGAACTTGGCTCTCTCTATACAAAGATTCAGGAGCAGTATAAACTTGATGGAGTGAAAGTGAGCGGCTTAAAAGTAAGCTCAGACGGACAGGTAACTGATGAAAGCTATTACCCATGAGAAAGGTAACTAAAATGAGATACTCAACCCTAGTGGATATTGCCATGCAAGAATATGGTGGCGTGGAGGGAATTATCTCAGCCGCAAAACTCAATGGTCTTACATTGGATGGAGAGCTTGCTTCTGATATGCTGATGGTCATTGATGAAGATGTTGAAAGTGCGGTGAGGAATGTTGTGCCGCTTGCGGTTTCAATCACAGCTCCGGTGAACACTAACGACACGATTGTTCACAATGGGCAAAGCTTGATTGATTTAATGATTCAGGAATATGGCAGTGTTGAGGGGTTTGTGAGCCTTCTGAAATTGAATGGGCTTAGTGCGCAGAGTGATCCTATCACTGGAGCGATCACCAAAATAGATCTTCTTGCCGTGAGCGATAAAAGTGTGCGCAGTTTCTTCTCCGGCAAAGTTGTGAACACAGGCTATACAGGATTAGGGCTGGCTGCTGAATATGAATTGAGAGAAGACAATTTCTATATCCTTCGTGAAGATGGTTCTAAAATTATAAGAGAAAATGGCTGATCAAAAAATAAGTGCAGACCCATCCGCAACCGACCTTGTTGGTGCGGTCATTCCTATTGTGCAAGGAGGAGCAAATAAAAAAGCTGCGTCAAGCTTATTTGCTACTCCGTTGGGTTTTACTCCAGAGAATACTGCCAACAAAGAAACAGGCAGCGCACCAACCGACAACTCAACCAAGTACCCAAGCAGTCACACCGTCTTTACTGCTTTGGCTACGAAACAAAATGCCATTGGTTATACTCCCGAAGACGTTGCCAACAAAGCAACCTCACTCGCGAGCAATGACAACACGCACTATCCTACCACAGCGGCAGTAAAGGCTTACTCAGATGCGAACCTTGCGAGCGCGAATGCTTATGCAGACGGCTTGCTCGTTTCTGTTTTTAAGTACTGTGGCACTTGGGACCCGAACGTAACTCCTTACCCTACTTCGGGAGGAACGGGAACAGCTGGAGCGATTAAGGCAGGTAATGCGTTTGAAGCTTCAGCCGCAGGCGGTGGATTTGATCAGGGCGATATTGTTGTAGCCAAAATAGATGCGCCTGGCTCAACGGCTGGCAATTGGGGAACGAGCGAACACAACACGCAGCAAGCAACTACTTCAGTGCGCGGCACTGCAATGATCGTAGATACTACGACCATTCAAAACAATGCCACTACCGATGATCAGAAGATAGTAACCGCTGCAAAGTTTTGGAGCGGCCTTTCAACCTTTGCCGGACAAACAAACACATGGGCAAGTGTGCAGACTTTCACTTCTGCGCCTAAGTTCAATAGCGTTTCTGCAAGCCAATATTTGAAAGTGGATGCTAGCAAGAATCTTACTTCTGTTGCTTCCATTCCTGATGGTGATGTTTCTTATGCTAATCGCAATGCAAATTTGGTGTGGGCTGGCCCTGCTTCTGGTGGAGCTGCTGCGCCTACGTTCCGCGCATTGGTTACGGCTGATCTTGCGGCTTCATTGGTAACGTATGCAAAGATTCAAAACGTAACTGACGGAAGTCTTCTTGGCAATGCAACCGGAGGAGCTGCGGCACCTTCTGAGATTACGGTTGAAAATGGATTGACTCTTGCGGCCTCGAAAGTAAAATGGGGAGGAACACTCACCGCAGCAACTACGATCACAAATAATACTGTGAATGGGTTGAACTGGACAGGCACGATAAATCCTACAACAGCAAGTGGGCAATATTATTGGAATGCAAATCCATCAGTCACCTTGAGGGCAACGGCTTCAGATTCATTTTCTGCATTCATTTTTAAACCTCAAATAAATACAGGTGCTAACACTCAAAACCTTACGGGCGTTGTAGTTGATGCTGATCTACATTTAACTGGTGCAGTGAACACATTTACGGCCCTTCAAACCAATACAACTGCGAGTTGCACAAATGGAACTACAACAGGATTTTCAGCATATACATATACCAATCAAGACGGGACAGGAACATCCGCATCGGGAGCAACATTTGACGTAACTGTGAGCGGAAATGTGATTACTACTGTTGTAAAAAATGCTACAGGTTCGGGTTATAAAATAGGAGACAAATTTCTTTTCAATGGATCAAGCTTTGGAGGAAGCGGGTCTGTATTTATTGAGTTGGTTTCACTGGATAAAACAATTAGTACTTCAAGCACAGCCTTTAAAGTAATCAATAGAATTTATCAGCCAGCACTTTCGGCAGTTGTTACACCAATCAATAAATTCTTTTCTGGACAAGTTCTTGATAATACAGGAACAGCAATTGAAAAAATGTATTGGGGTTGGTATATAGATGGTGGCTCTACATCTACAGTGGCTTTTGGTGATAGCTTTGGCGAGGTTTTTAAAACCAATGGTTCCAATATTTCATTCACGAGAGCTATCTCAACATCTGCGGCAACGACTTGGGGGACAATGACCACAAAGGAGATAGCGTATGGAGGTGTTAACTCAGGAACAAGTTCATCATTGCATTTTCTTACCTCTTCTGTGGCACAACGATTCTCTGTTAATAATCAGTTGTATTCGGGATTACTCACCTCAAACACAATAACAAGTGGAGTACCAGCTACAGGCTCAATAACAAATGCGGGCTCTGGTTATACTAATGGAAGTTATTCGAATGTGACAGCGACAGGCGGGACAGGTACCGGTTTATTTTTGGCAATCACTGTTGCAGGGAATGTGGTGACCGTTGTTTCATTAACTGCAAACTCCGCGATTAATTATAAAGCGGGTGACGTGGTGAGCGGAACTTTTGGGGGAGGCAGTGGTTTTCAATACACAATAAACACTTGTGATTTTACGGGCGGAGTTTTCTCTTCAGTTAGAAATACTCAGACGATAACTGATAATGGAAGCGGTGCAAATATTTATGCAACCATTTATGACAAAAGAACTATAACTCAAAACAATACAGCGGGAACGCCCTATTTCGTTTTCGGTGAATTCAATCCATCTATCAGTGGATCACCGAATGTCTATGGAGTTTTAATGAGACCTGCGGCTTGTTTGAATGGCTTTGGTCTTGGTGCTTCTAATCCAACAGCTACGATTGAAATAGGTGCAGGTGCTTCATCACGCGCTCCCTTTAAATTGAATTCTGGCACAGTTGTTACATCAACTACAGGAGGAAATTTTGAATACAACAATTCATTCTATGCCACAAAGAATAGTGGCCTTCGCTTTGGCATTGGCGGCTCGATATTCGAAAACTATGCCGATGCCGGAAACACAACAACGACCGAGACGGATATTTTCAGCTACACCACTCCGGCCAATACGCTTGAGGTAAATGGTGGAAGAATAAAAGCTACCTACGGTTTCAATTTGGTGAACTCGGCAAGTACCAAGCAAATAAAAATCTATTTTGCTGGCTCAGTCATTTTTGATTCGGGTGCTTTAACGGTTACGGCTGCGGCCAATGTAACGGTTGATATTACCATCATCCGGGTTAGCTCTACTGTGGTGAGATACATTGTGAATGGAAGCGGATTGAATACATCTACTTCTTCCTTCAGCGCAGTGGGCGAGCTTACAAGTCTTACACTTTCAAACACAAATATTTTAAAAGCCACAGGCACAGCCGCAGGTGGATCGGCAGCGACTAACGATATCGTTGGCAAGGCTGCGGATGGCTATTGGTTACCTGTCTCAAATAACTAAGATATGATAAACGCACTTTCAGTTGACATTTCGAACGATCCGATTTCAGGATTGAAAAGAAAAATGATTCATGTGAAGTTGGAGATCGCCCAAGACCTTCAAATGATTCACTGGCGCAAAATTGTTTTCTATGAGAAGCTCACGGGCGATGCTTATGGAAGGCCAATACTTCAAGCCATTCAGGAAGATGAAACCCTGAGCGATGAGCAAAAGAAAAAGCTTTCGGCACAATACGAGCCGCAGCAATTTGCTGTAAACACATCAGGCTCGATGGTGAATGCGCAAGGAGTAGAAGTGCAACAAAACCCTGATAATAGTTGGCCTGATGGTTCAGTATCCGAATTAGAATTCTGGCAGGCAATGCCAATCGCATATTTAAGTCCGGCACCTTCATTATGCTCAGAGGTGGTTTACGGACTTCTTAAAGTGAGCATGAAAGCAATGGATAACCAAAACAGAGTATGAAACCAACAACCACAGCAAAAGCAAAAGGACAATCAATCACCTTCAACGATGGCACCAAGCTCATCGATCTATTGAGGCGCACAGGGTACAACACCAAGACGCTTGCCAATGATGATTTCTTAGACCTTCATTATTTGAAGCTCAAACTTTCTAAAGCCCTCGATGCAGTAAATGAATCGATGGTAGAGCTTGCCAAAGAAATGAAACATGAAATCGTTTTGGTAAGCCAGAACGATGCGCAATTCCGCTTAGTGAAATCTGAGAAAGACGGACAGAAGGAATACGCCAACGCTACTCCTGAATTCTTGGAGAAGAAAGTACTTATCGAGAAGCAACCTATTGAAGGATTGAAACTAAACTTTATGACCATCGATGCCTTCAGAGAGTGGGCTGGTAACATGGATCACCAATTTGAACTCACAGAATTTTTACTTAAAGAGAAATGATCTTCGAATTTTTTCTTGAGCAACGCGAGCGAAGTCTGCTAATCCTATCATGGAAAGCAGACCAGCCGCTTTACCGTTTAGTTCAGCCAATCATTTTCATAAGGCTTGACAAATCTACTTTGATTGTGCCAGTTGGTACCATCACCGATGGAGCAAGCGTTCCGTGGATGCTTAGGTGGTTGTTTCCTCAGCAAGGCAAATACACCCGCGCAAGCTTGGCACATGATTACCTCTACGAAACGGATACCGGAACGCGCTCTGAAGCTGATGAAGACTTTTTAAACTGGATGATTGAGGACGGTGTGCCGGAGTGGAAGGCGAAGCTCTTTTGGTTCGCTGTAAGAGTTGGAGGAAAAAGATGGTGGGACTTTAAAGGAAAAATTAAATAATAAATCTAATGGCACGCACTGTCAACGAAATACTAGCCGAAGGAAATGCAGCGCAAGACGCATTGAATGCACTTTATACTCAAATCACCAATGAAGTGAATGCCGATGCCAATCTTGCCGGGCTAACTAGCACCAGCAAAACCGCTGAGTTTAACCTTTGGAAATATGTGTGGAGTGCGATGGCCTACATTCAGGAAGCAATTTGGGGAGAGGCTGAAGCAGAAATGCAAGCCGTGGCTGATGCGGCAATACCCGGAACAGATAAGTGGATGCAAAAGGAAGTTTTAAAATTTCAGTATGGTGATGCCTTGCTTTTTGATACCGTGACTGCAAAGTATTACTATGCTGCCATCACGCCAGCCAATCAGATCATTAAACGCTGTGCAGTGGTCTCTCAGGGAGGGCTCACAACAATCAAGGTGGCCAAACTTGACGGAGGCGGAAACCCCGTGGCTCTTTCAAGCGGAGAATTAACATCCTTTAAGAGCTGGTTGAGTCAGATACAATGGTCGGGAAGTAACCTGATGGCTTTGAGCCTTGATGCTGATTTACTCGATGCAGAGTTTACCATCTATTATAACGGCATCATTCCGCTCAGTGTAATTCAACCGCTTGTCGAAGCTGCTTATGATGCATACATCGCAGCGTTGCCATTCAACGGACAATACAACATTACACATCACATTGATGCGCTTCAGGCTGTTGCCAATGTCAATGACGTAATACCTGGTACCATACAGGCGAAGACAAGCGCGGGAAGTTATTCCTCGGTGAGCCGAATTTATAATCCATTAAGCGGGTATCTGCAACGCGATTCTGGAATTCCTTTTTCAACTCTACTCACTTACGTAGCTCAGTAATGGCACTTGTTAATTACGATATCGATTTTGGCAAAATGATCAAGCAGTTACTGCCTACCGTTTTGCGTACCAACATTAGAATTGCATGGCTTAAAGCTGCTCTTTCCACACTCAGAACTTTGCATGATAATTTTTTGACGTTCCGTGATGGCATAATGAACGAAATCATTTGGAATGGTCAAACAATCAAGCTTGAGAACCTTCTTATCCTCCGCTTCGGAGCTGGCATTTACATTACGAACAATGCAGGATTATCTGACAGTTTTTTTGTTGGTGATGGCTCTGATGTATCGGCTTACATTGGAATTGGAACAGACATTGCAGATTACATTGATGTCTCTTATACCGTTTCACTTTACAATTTCACCGTTCATGTTCCGTCTTCCATCACTTTCGACATGACCGAAATGACGAGCCTGATCAACAAATACAAAATGTTTGGTACTACCTATAACATCGTAATTTTTTAAACTATGAAGAAGATTGATTTTTCCCACGTTATTGCCGGAACGCGCAAGCTTGGAGCAACGAAAGAAACCTTTTTGCATCTGCAAGAGAATGCACAGGAGTTAACTGATGCACTCTCTCGCGCTTTATTGAGTAATAACCAGACTGATCCTATTTTACTTTGGGGTTGTGTGAATAGCGGAAGCGGATTGAATTACATCATTAGCGCAGGAGCGATTTACTATCAGGGAGAAATTTATCAGGTGCCAGCTTTCACCGGAACAGCTACGGGTGCAAATGTTCCAACGCTAAGCAGCTCTACAACTTACAGAACTAATGATCCGGTTGTCTATAGCGACACAAATACTTTCAACACTCATGCAATTGTTCAAATGATTTGGACGATCACAGCGAGTGGAGGCGGCTTGGTGGACTTTGCTTCGATAAAAAAATTCAGTAAAAGCGCGCAGGCGTCTTGGCAGAATATAAGTTTAGCAAGTGGATGGACTACTTATGGCGGAATTACTCCACAATATAGAATTGATGCCTTTGGTCAGGTTCACTTGAGAGGTTCAATTGCAACGACAACTTCCGGCTCAACAAATTTTAAAGCTGTTAATGCAGGAGGCGTTCCTTCCGCTCCAAGTGGCCATTCTGTTATGTGTCCGAAATTATATTTCCCACATGGAGGAGGGGCATATCAATCAACAAATCTTTTTGTTTCGATTGAAGATGATGGATCATTGTACGTTTATAAACCAAATGGAACTGCAAGTCCTGATGCTTTGGATGTTGCTCTCTTCCTTGATGGAATTAGCTACTGGCCAGCAGGAACATAAAAAAATAAAAAGTATTGGGGGAATAAGCACTCAACCCAATACACAATGAATATAAAAACACCAATCAGTTACTATGGAGGGAAGCAAAGACTTCTCTCCACCATCCTCTCCAAAATTCCAAAACATAAACTCTATTGTGAGCCGTTCCTCGGAGGTGCGGCTATCTTCTTTGGCAAAGAGCCGAGCGAAGTGGAAGTGATCAATGACACAAACAAAGAGCTGATAAACTTCTATCGCATTTGCAAAGAGAAATTCCTAGACCTTCAAACTCTGGTAAGGATAACGCTTCACAGTCGCACCGCTCACCGCGATGCTAAAATCATTTATGAGAATCCTCACCTCTTCAGCGATGTTCACCGAGCATGGGCTGTGTGGGTTTTGAGTTCGCAGAGCTTCAGCGCAATGCTGGACGGAACTTGGGGTTATGATAAATCCAAACGAACAACAACAACTAAGATCACCAATAAGCGCGAGCAGTTCACGGAGGATTTGGCCATCCGCTTACAGGGTGCTCAAATCGAATGCGCTGATGCTTTATACATCATTCAGAGCAGGGATGCAGCAGATAGCTTCTTTTATTGTGATCCTCCTTACTTCAATAGCGACTGCGGCCATTATGATGGTTATACAATTGAAGACTTTGAGCAGCTTTTAAAGGCTCTCAGCGAAATCAAAGGAAAGTTCCTGCTAAGTAGTTATCCATCGCCATTACTCATGAGGTGGGCCAAGCAAATGGGCTGGCATCAATGGAGTTTGGAGACTGGAGTGAGCGTGAATAACAAGAGCGGCTATCTCAAGCGCAAAGTCGAAGTATTGACGGCCAATTATGAAATATAAAGCCCGGACTATTTAGTGTTAACGCGAATCAACAAAAAACCTCAGCTAGTGAGTTCGTCCGGGCTTATGGGGAAATAAGCCTAGATTGAGCACTAACTGAGGTCTTAAATTTTGTTGATTCGCGGCTCAAATATAATGACTTTTGAGCGGTTGAAAAGTGGCTAAATTGATAAAACTGACCCGTCTTTGAAAATGTACCGTTTCGTTTTTTTTATTGTACCGTTATGTTTTCGCGATCTTAGCAAACGAACAAAAATTTAGTTATGGAATTTATCTCGGCCTGATGCTTTTTGTCGTACTCAACAATCTTTTCTTTTTTGCATCGCTTAAAAACAGGATGCATTTATTCTATTCGCTTATTGTTATGCTCTACATCAGTTATTCTGCCGCAGTAATTGACGGATACATTGTTTACTTTATT